AGCTGAATTATCATTAGTACCTGTATCTAGTTCATGAACAATTCCATCAGTACCACTAGACGCTCCATATATTTTATTATTATATATGGTGAATTGTGATATAGATAGACCTGCAAATTTAGACCACGCACCTAACTTACTATCACTAGAGGCTCGCAGGTAATCAAACTGGTAGATAGTATCGTTTGCTGTTGCATCGGCACTGGGCACTGCATACCATAATTTATTTTTCCAGTTGATACCCGCTACACCATCTAATAGGGAGGTTTCAAAAGCGTATACGTTTGGTTCTATGTCTAGTGATTGTGATTCAGTTAGGATGCCACCTGTAGCAGTCCTACTCACTCCACTTAATATTTCATTGTTCTGAAAGGCAAACCACCCCTCTCTGTTAAATAGCATTAAAAAGTTTTGAAAGCCTTGTAGTGCACGATGACTCTCAGAGCCGTATGGTGCTGGTGACCTATCTATATACCAATTGGTAGGTGATGTGGCCCCAACTGTATCTTGTGTTAATAATCTATAGGTGGCTGTTCTGCCATTACTATCACTCTTCGTTATTACTATTGAATTGTAGTGAACAGCAAGTCCTGTTATCACCATGCCGTCATCAGAAGCAATCTGGAAAAAGTTTTCTGATGGGAACTGCTCTGGCTGTTGCAAGTCGGAGTACCATAAGTAACTCTTATTATCAGGCTCACCTGCTCCAAACATTCTACCATCATGGCTTAGTATATATTTAAATTTGCGTGGTGGCTCTTGGTCTGTAGGTGCTGCTACTCCCAGTGATGCATCAAGTTTATTGTCTACCACACCTGAGGTACCATTTGCTATAGCCGTATTCAAAAAGTAACTAGTACCACCAGCCTTATTACGATATAGATTAAAATGGTCAATGCCCACAACAGCACTTGCAGTAGCGATACCACCGATAGTAGCTTGTCCACTAGTAAAAGTAACAGCAGTGCTTGCCGTTCCAATATCACTCTCTGCACCAGCTGAGTTAACAGCAGTTATGAGCCATTGGTATTCACTGTTTAGTACACCTGCTCCTGAGCTAGATGCTGTAATAGTATCTGTTGGTGCTGACACCCCCCATTTTGTTATTTTTGTACCATCGTACTTATATGCTCTATCAATTCCATTAGAGATGAAATATTTATTCTTAAAGGTATGCATATCTACTTTATTACCAGCAGTTAGTATGCCTGTACCATTAGTTAATGCATTAAAAGTAGTTCCCGAATTAGCAAGTACACGACCAGAGGTGGCGACTATCATCTCAGCAGTGCCATCAGCCTGCACATAGGTACCAAAACCATCTATAGTAGATGAGCCTACAGCTACACTATTAAAGGGAGTAGATCCATTTCTTGTGGCGGCTGCTCCAAAATCATCAAAGATTATGTTTTGAAGGTCAGGTGACTGGTTGATAGCTACATTAGTGGGATTATTCTTTGTGTTCAGTCCACCATCAAACTTATCTATCTTAACCGTATGTTTTTGTTTCATCGCTGGCATTAAATAAGCCCCATCTCCGTTGCGTTCATGTCGTTCTCATCCATCACATGGTTATGCTGGTCTTCAAACCTAGTTCTGTTATAACTATCTACTGCCTCATCCATCGTATTTAACCACATCTGTAAATACGTGTCTGCTCGTGGATCCATATCTTTCATTAAACATTTATAGATTGCGAAGTTGACTAGTGAATTATGGTATTGCGTTCTAACTGAAAAAGCAGTTGAACTATCGGTCAGCTCGGTTGGCTCTTTAGTATACCAATATTTTAATGTCTGTGCGCTATCAGGCACAGGGTATAGGCTTACTGTATTATTAAATAGATAATAATAAACAGGGTCGCCAGTAGCAAGAGTGCCTCCATAATTAGGACTAGATAGTGATTCATACACATCTAAGGTCACTGCCTTGAGCTTAACTTTATTCCATGATAGGCTATCAATCCTAATCAAGTCACTAGGAACAGAATAGTCTTGTGTGCTCGCTACCGTAGTGGTCGAGCTATCGTTACCAGTAAAAACATTAGCCTTATCGACTAATTGTGTTTCTGCATCCCACAGATACGACCATATTTCCGCATCACTCCAAAACTTAGCGGTTTGTTCGTCTACCTGGTTTCTTACGTGCGCTTTTGCTTGTGCTGGTGTCATTATGTGATTCCTTATGTTTTAAAAGCGTCACTTTGCTTTCAAATTCATCGTTACATGTATCACAAACGTACACCATCTTAGGAGTAGTGGTCTTTTCTTCGTCTTCGTCTTTTACTCTTAGATGCTTGTTCTCTTCATAGTGTGCATCTAACTCTTTCTGTGAATTAAACTTTTCACCGTTTATGTTAGAAGTAAATCCACTATCTGCAAAAGAGGATGGGTTTGAACTTATCCCCTCTGGCCTAAGCATCTTTGAACGGATTATGTTACCTAATCCATCTTTTTGTATTTCGGCCCACTGTCCTAAAAACATGATTCCATCTCTGCGCTCCATGGTAACTGAACCACCAGAAGGAATAAATACTTTCTCCCCTTGGTAATCTTCTTCCCAGTCGTGCTGTGCATCATTCCATATTTTTATTTTTGGCATAGTACCTCCCTATTTTAAGTTATACGCCAACTGCCATTACATTAAATACAGCTCCTGAGGCTGCACTAACTACAGTAATAGTAGCACCTGAAAAGGTAAATCCACCAGCTGTGCCATTATCGGCTTGCGGTGAACACTGTATTCCTGTAATTTTCTTTAACGGTACAGTAAAATCGCCTGTGCCACCAGTCATAGTTGCTGTTCCGATAACTGCTCTTAAGTTACCAAAAACAGAGCCCTCTGATGCTTCGGCTGCTGCTGTAAATGTTCCTGTTACTGCCATTTTATATCTCCTATATTACTAATGCTGTATCATAATTATTTATCTTATCTTTAAGACACTTATGATGATTTAAATCTCTGAGTATTGTTTCTAGATCACTCTGTTCGATTGCTCTAATATTACCCTCTTTATATGAACCTAAGATACCACCTTCTGTACAGTTTATGTATCTGCACTTAACACCACTCTTGCCTTTCATGCTCATAAAGTCAAACCACTGCTTGAACCCAAAGTAACCTGGGGTTGTCCACACTGGAACGCCAAACACGTCTGGTACACGCATCATGTTTCCAACATCAAATACTCGACTGTCAGATACGTGAGACGATGCGTAAAAGTTATTACTATATGAGTAGGAGAAGTCAGCCCCAACGAATATTACAGAACCAGCACCAAGCACTGCTTGAGCAAAGTATAGGCACGAGCCAAGCACGTTGCCACCAATATTAAAGTAAAAGTCTTTCTTAAAGGTCTTCTTTGATAGTTCTAAATATGGGTCATAGCTAGTAGGCATATTGTACCACTTCACTTTCCCTTTCCAGCTTCTGATTAGCTCAGGCAAAGCACATACTACACTTATAAGCGTTCTGTTTTTAGATATGTTTAAATAATGGTCTTTCGACTTCTTATCGTCAAACAGTTGGTTCAGTGTTATATCTCCAGCATCTAGATTTACGTAATAGTCAGCCTGTATGCCATTATCTTCAAAATATTTAAAGTTCTGTAAGCATGAAACGAGACAGATGTCTTTTCTCATGTCTTTTAGTATCTGTAAATTCTTTGATAGCGATGGGCCAGAGCCAGCTATGATGACTGGTTTGTATGCCTGCTTGCCTGCCTCTTCATAGGCATTGCACTCAGTGATATTAAATTCTTTTGCGTTTTGTACTAATTGGTTTACCCACCTGTCACTAAAATGGTTTTGCGTCGTTCCATCTGCTCTCGTAGCGAAACTAAACATTTCCTCTTTCGATTGGGGTGGTTCCTCTATGTAGTGCTGAAATAGGATGCCTAACATTTTACGTTGATGCACCCATGGGATTTGCAGTCCCTCACACTGTGCTAAAGGTATCTCTTTGGTTGGGTCAATCAGAGAACCTAAATAGCTCTCCATCTCATCGTGCGAATAGGCACTATCCCCAAACTTCTTTTTTACAAAAGAGGTGAGGGGATTAAGCAATGCCTGTTCTTTATTCACTTATACCGATATGTATGCTGAACCTGTAGCACCAGACAAGATAGCGTCAATAGCTCTTACCTGTACGTTGCCTAAGAATCCAGTTGTACTTCCAGTATTAATTGTTGATTGTCTCAAGAATGTACCACTAGCATCTACTGTTAGTACGTTTCCTGCCTCACAGCTACCAGAACCCATCTTGATGTTAGCAATACCTTGCTTAACGACAAAGCCAAATCCACTTACTGGTATTTCAGCCTTGGCAACACCGAAGATAAAGTCATCTACGTTTGCTGTGTGAACTACAGTAGCATCAGTAGCAGCTGCTTTAAGTACGCAAGCTACACCAGCTGAATTAACAGTAGTTGAACCATTTTTTACATATTGATATAGAACACCACTCTCTTGTCTATACTCACCCAGTTCGCCTGAAGCGCCTGCTGTAGCTGTATCAAGATCAGTTACCTGTCCTTTAAATCCGCTTTTCCATCCAGAATTTTGAGCCATATTATTTGCCTCCTATTAAGTTAAAGACGTAAATACACCGTTCATTCGACAGTTAGATACAGTTAGTGCACCTGCCCAATAAATTTTAGCATACTTAGCATTTTGGTTGATTGGTTGTTTGAAGGCTTCAAATCTAAAGTTCTCTTTTGTATGATAGTTTAGTTTCAAGAATTCTTCGTTGATCATGAACCAGTAACCAGATGGAACGTGTGAATCTACTATTACTGGCTTGCCTTCTAGAAGCAAGTTTTGGAATCCAGCATCAGCAGTCTTACTATCAGAAAAGCGTTGTACTGGTGTTAGTAGATTATAAAACGTATCAAACTGGTCTTGAGTTGTTAGATGCACTGTTGGCTTTCCATTTCCTACTGTACAGTCACCATTAAGGCTTCTTAGTGCAGCAAGAGTTAAAGAAGTTGTGCTTGAATCAACCTGTCCGTTCCACCATGAGTTAGAAGCTCTAGCTATTCCACCATATGTGCCTGAAGCAAGAACAGCTGCTCTTAGTCCAATTATAGCATCAGTAGTAGAACCAGCATTATATAGAGCTGTTCCCATTGTGTCTGCAATCGTTTTCTTGGCGTTAGCCATTTTAGTCTTAACAAAATCAATCATCTGCGCTTTGCCAGAGTTTCTCAACTCATCTTTTCGTGAGATAACGATATTTGCATAAATCTGTTTCATGTTAAACTCAGCAGCGGTGATAACAGGATTATCAGACACATTAAGTGCGTCCATATCGTCATACCAGCCAGCAGCTGTGGTTGTAGCGTATTCAACTGGAACCATTATAGTTGTTCCACCGTCATACGATTTATACATTTTGCCTTTTTTAATTCTATCCATCAATGAGTTGGATGAGAATATATTATCACGTATTTTTGGCATAAAATACTTTTGTGTGATACCTGTAATTTGGTCATAAGTTAATGCCATATTTCACTCCTTATTGAAATTCGTTAAGAGCCATTTCAGCTAGTTCATCCAGAGAGTGATCTTTATGGTTCAATTTCTTCGCTCCTATAGCAGCAGGTGCACTCCCGTGCACTACCCCAGCCTTATTGTTCTTCTTATTCTCTTCAGCTAGGTTCTTTTTTGCTTCCATTTCGCTTCGCAGCCTCATATCGTCAAACATTAGATTCTTGAAAGCAGCTTCTAGGCTAGGATGTCCATTATCCCTTGCATGTACCATTACTCGGTATCCCAAGTCGCCATGTCCCTCATCTGTCTTCCAATCATAATTTTTATTATTTGCAATCAGCTGTTCTAGTTGCGTATCAATCTCTTTATCAGCTTCCGACATATCCATCTGTTGGAATCGCTGTTTAAATCCATCTATCTCTTTCTGTTGGGCTAAATATAGTGGGTGTTGTGATATGTCCTCACCTTCTGGTTGCTGTGCATTGCCATTCTGGTATTCGTAATATAACGAATTCACTTTATTTAGAAACTCAGGATTTTTTTGTGAAAACTCATCCATTCGCTGGTATGGTTCGTATTTTTGTTTAAATTCTTCTATGCCACGCAACTCCTTGTTTAAACCTTCCTGGTTTATTTCAAAGGCGTGACCCTTTTGTGCGAGTGCAATCAAATGGTCTCTGTCCTTGGGATAGAATACATTGCCCTTATACTTATAACCATAGTCGTTTGCTGCCCATTCAGATGCAGGTGGCTCCTGAGTGGGCGTTTCAACAGAAGGAGGTGCCGCTTCGGGACTCTGACTTACGTCATCATCCTTTAATAGCTCGTTTTGCACGTCTTCTGGTAGTTCTAAATCTAATTCTGACATAACTGAGTTCCTTTGCGATTGCTCATTATATTTTAAATATATACATTTATGTAGAAATTAATTAGATAATAATTAGATAATAACTTATTTTATATCTATAAACGTTTATAAGGAGAGTAAAATGCCAGGAATAGATCAAGCAGTACCAGTAGAAGCACCAGTAGAAGCGGCCCCACAACCAGAACAATCACAAGGTGATAGTAACGGTGTTTTAGAAGCAGTACAGCTTTTAGGTGGAATTGGAGTAGCTCAAAAAGAGCAAGGTAATCCAAGACTATTAGAATTACTACAACCTGCTTTTGCAGAGTTAAGAGCTATAGCTAGTGGCGGGCAACAGCCCGAAGCACCACAAGCAGGCGCACCACCAGTAGCTCCTCCTGAAGCAGAAGCGGCCCCTCGCATTGAGAGAGACCCTAACGCAGCTAGAGGCTCAGTACCAATTTAAGCAGCAGGTGGAACTTGAGCGGCCTCTGCGGCCGCCTGTTCCCT